ACATCAACTCCCGCATAGAAATAAGTATCGTTCATATAGTTTTTAAACCCTATAGTTTGTTTAGAATTGTTTTTTCGAAGCTCTTCTACATAGCTTTTTTTAATAAACGCATCAAAAACCAAACCAACGGGCGTTGATCCTTGAACATTTTTTAAATGTATTAGTCTATGAGAGCCATCTACACCAGATTGACCTTCTTTAAGCTCAAAATTTAAATTTCCGGAATAAGTATAGGGCTGACCCCCGGACTTTGCAAACCAAATAGGATCGATACTATTAGACCCAACCTTCTCAAAATAATCATCTTCAGACTGAAAAGTTACAGAAAGCATTGGGTCTTGAGAAAAGTAAACGGTGTTAATCTCAGACATATACACTTTTGTATAATATTGGACAGTTTCCCACGCGTTTTCTCTCACTTTTTGAGTCGTATCAAACGTAATTTTAATAAGTGGATCTTTTGTTTTCTGGTCTATGAAAAAGGAATTAAAAAAAGCTCTTAAGTTTTCAACTCCTTCGGCCGACTTATGACCATAGGGCTCAAAAATAAAAGTAATATCGCGCTGAACCTTATTGACGTTAATGACACTTCTTTTGGTCCTACCTACCTCTGAAGAAAAAGTGTTCGTTATTTTAGGCCACCCAAGCCCCTGGATATCCCTAATGATAAAAGGAGACGAGACATACTCCCCTAGATAGTTCTTGTACCTAAGGTCGTTGACTTTATCCACATACATAGTCTGGGACGCAGCCTCGCCTGATGCCCAACCAGGAATGTTTTTAGGGAGTGTTCTTTCAATAGTAATACTTTTAATCTTCACGTCTTCTCCTTTAATTTACCACGGAAGCCTAAAGTTAGAAAATGCGTCTTGTGCCATTCTACCCCACTCGTTGATCGTGTTAGAAGCAGATTGAACCGTTCTATTCCAATCCTGAGCCCAGCGATCCGTGGTCTGCTGAACCTGACGAGCGGTATTACGGTAGGTTTCTTCGACGTTGATCGGCTTAGGAGAGTAGTTGTTCTGAATGTAATTTACAGTGGGCTTGACGTTCCGTTTGTAAGAGTCTTCAACCACCCGAACAGTACCTTGATACTGTTTCATACCCTCGTTTACACCGTTAGAAACAGCTCGACGAAGCTCTTCCGCGTTGTTATTCACATTAGACTGAATATTATTCACATGAACGCGAGCCGTGTTAGCAGCTTGTGTTGCCATTTCACCCCATTGCTTGGGCATCATGTTGTTCATCCGATTAATATCGCTCTGGAACTGATCCAAATCGATGACCGGGCGAATGACAGGATTAGTGGAAATATTCGCATTAATTGTGTTTACTACCGAAAGAGCAACATCTTTGATCCCGCTGTATTGATTCTTTAGATTCTCACCCATAGCCCAGATATTATCTCTAGTGAATTTAGAGAGGCTATCAGACAGGTTATAAGTGTTAGTCAGATGCGAGCCAATGCTACCAAAGGTATTATTAACCCTCGTTCTGATTTCATTTCCAACGTCTCGAAGAGAACCGTTCATGGACCAGAATTTATTAACAGCCTCATCAACTCCATTGCTAATCGTCGAAACCATTCCACGGAACGTATTGTTGTTCGAAATAGACAAACTTGTCATAACTTCTTGGAATTTAGACTGCATAGAGTTAAAAGCAGAGTTAAACTTATCCCGCATGTCTGTATGATTCCAGTTCCAGTTCCACGCATACGTAGAAAGCCTTGCTTCCAAACCGTTGAAGGTTTCTTTAGCTTTCTGCATCAGAACCGTGTTGAAATCAGAGTTCTTGATGCTAAAGGACGAAAGCTTGTTCGAGAAATCATTGAACAGGTCACGACCGCGAATCGAAATATCACCGAACAAAGCTCGAGAAAGACTATCAATACTAGCGTTCTTAGACACGTAGAAGTCAAATAGATTCTTAGCTTTGTCTCGGAGTCCGTTGAACATATTAGTGTTAAATATGTTGTACTCTCCGGCTCTCGCGGTAATATTGTCAAACATAGAACGCGCCTTAGAAAGAATGTCAGACACGACATTGTTTGAAGTGATGTTTATGTTGTTAAGACGGTTTGTCAAGGAAATAAACAAGCCTGCCGAGCGATCCGAAATATCTTTGCTTAGGTTTCGGAAAAACTCATTGAAATTCGAAGCACGACCTGTTATGTTTTGAAACGCTTCATTCCCTCTGGAAACCAGGTTAGAAAACATCGATTGGGCCATCCCGGATAGATCGGAGGCTCTTTGTCCAAAGAATTTCTGAAGGTTATTGGCTCTATTTGAAATATCAATGCCTACCCTCTTTGCAGCCTCGTTAAAAGATCCAATCTGATCTCTAAATAAGCCAAATACGTTCTTCGCTCGATCTTGCATTTCTTCAGAAATACGGCGTCCAATATCATTAAGATTTCCGAAATGAGATGTAAAGAGACCGAACAATTCGTTAGAACGAGTTCTAATATCGTGGCCAATTCCTTGCAGGAACGAATTAAAGCCAGACGCTCTTGTATGGAAGTCTCCGACTATACTCTGGAACCTGTTTTGAATATCCCGGCCAATTCCTTGTGCAAAGCTATTAAAACCGCCGAGCCTAGATTGGAATTCCTTAACTAGATCTTGAAGTCGGCTGTTTATGCCTTGACCCATTCCTTGCACATTGGAGACAAACTCTCGAGCTCGGGTGTTTAAATCACCAACAAGGTTCTGGAATCTTTTATTGATTTCCCTTCCAATGGTTTGAGCCATTCCGTTAACAGAATTAATCCTATTTTGAATGTCTCCCACAAAGTTTCGGAAATGCTCGTTCGCTCGAGATACAACCCGGTTGAAGTTTCCTTGAACATCGTCGAAAATAGACCTTGCTCGGTCGTTTACAGTTCTTGCAAAGTCTTTCGCTCCATTTATGGCTCCTCGGAATCTATTGTTTATGTTGTTAAACACTCCAAGGGCTTTTTTCTGAATGTCGCGACCAATATTAAAAATGTTTTGTTGCAAGTTCCGAACATCGTTACCGGCTCGAGTTACAAAGCCGGTAATAGTTCGAGCCATGTTTTCTCCAACGAGAGCTGATAACTTTTCATAGCTGTTTCCTCGCCCCATGAAGGCGTTGAAGAGCTCGTCTCCAGCACCCCGAACGTTTCCAAAGAAATTGAAGGCGTTCTCTTGCATTTCTCGCATCTTGGTTCCAAAGAACGACGCAAGATTTTCGATACTTTCAGCCGGTCCCCCTCCAAATAGAGACGCTAGCGATCCGAAGCCCAGGTCGTTCCCTTGGAAAGCTTCCCTCATCTTTGTGCCTGCATTGCTAACGTTGTCAAACACGTTTTTCACAGCAAGGCCGTCGCCCTGAAGATTCTTTAGGAAATCCAGAAGACGCTTGTCAGGTTTCATACCAAATATAGCGTTTCGGAAAGTAAAGTCCCCAGTGTAAAGAACCTTCTTAACTTTCTTTGCTTGCTTTTCGACGTTTTTCAGAATTCCGTGAGTCTTTTGAATGACGAACCCACCGCTTCGCTCTACACCACGGCCGATACCCTCTGAAATATTTCGTCCGAACTCCATAAAGGTTGTAGACACAGGCCTGATGTTGTTAGATACCGATCGAATCTTTAGCTTATCTTTAACGGAAGAAATAAATCGGTTCGTTCCAGCACCAAAGTTAGCAATGATTCCTCCCCATCCACCGGAAATACCGCGATTAATGGATGTGGAAATAGTCTTTCCAAAGCTAGCAAACGAATTCTTCACGTCGGTGGAGGTTTTTACCGCAGTCTCCCTGATGTTAAATAAGAAGTCTACGAACGGGCTAGATTCATCCCTAAGGCCAAATATATTGAAGGGGTTATCCGTCTCTCCGTACTTTCCGAAGAAAAGAATGTTTTGAATCTCACCTACAGTGTCGCCAACCCTTGAGCCGAACGCCCGGGCCTTCCTATCTACATTCCCGAAGAAATCGAAGACGTTTCTTACAATGCTATTTTGACGAACCTGTTCAGATCTCTGATAGCTTGTAAATCCTTCGGAAGCTCCTTCATTATATGCAGCGTATTGGTTCCTCCCTGCTCGTTCAGCGTCTGAATATGAGTAGGCGTAGGGGGAGCCGTCTTCAGCATTCTTATTAAGAGCCGCAAAGGCGTCGCCAAGATTTCCGACTCCTTCATACATCATCTTCCATTCATCGGCCGAGAAGCTAAATATCCCTTCGGGCTCGTCTCGCCATGAGGTTTCAATGATGTCGCCCATGTGTCCGGCAATCTTGGCCTGATCACGAGCAATTCGGTCGGCCTTCTTCTTGCTCTTTCTGGCGATATTATCAATTCCAGCCCCGACCAAGCCAAAGATGTTTCCAACGCCCTTGGTAAACGGAACTGCAAAATCTTCGCCAGCATCCCGGACTCTTTCGGCAACGTTTTGCATAGTTTTCACAGCTTGCCCGGCGTTCTCTCGAATACCATTAGCAAAGCCTTGAACAACGAAATCGCCGATCTTCCAGAACTCCCTAGAAGGAGAGTGGATTCCCAAGAAATCCTTTGCGCCGTCAAGAGCGCTCTTAGCCATGTCTACAGCGGCTTCTCCAACACGCTTAACTCCGCTCCACAGGGCTCCAGTAATACCCTCGATGATAGCGAGACCAAGATCGGCGGCCGCATCTCCAATTTCGGGCCCTTTTTCTCGAATAACATCCGCAAGTTTGTGGATGAACTCGATAATCATTGTCGCTGCTTGCTCTACAAAGCGCGGAATTTCTCGAGTTACACCTTCGATGAGAGACAGGACAATATTTACACCCGCCTCAATCACGCGCGGAAGATTATCTGCAATTCCATTCAAGAAATTAACAATAATATCAGCGGCTGCCTGAATAAACGCAGGGAGGTGGTCTGCAATGGCTTGGAGGGTATCGGCGAGCATACCGACAAATCCTCCCACAACTTGAGGAATGAACTCGAATAGGGCTGCAAGAATTTCCGAAAATATAGTCAAGAACCCCTGGATAATTTCCGGGGCATGTTCAACGATAATCCCAACTACCCCAGAAAGAAGAGTGCTAAACGCCTCAAATATCTGCGGAGCATTCTCAATAATAGCCTGCATAATTCCGCCGATAATCGCGCCGAAAGCCTCGACGATACTCGGCATTGTTTTCACAATAACCGCACTAACTTGGGTGAGAATCTCGGTAGCAAGCTTTGCTATTGCTCCTACGATTTCCTTTGCGCTTTCCCCAAGCTGAACGACAAGCGCTGTAAGTCCCTTGGCAAGCTCTGTTAGCATCTTCGGAATAAGACCAAGAAGCTGCTCTAGAACGACAATAGCGGCTCCGGCCGGGCCAGCCAACATACCCATTGCAGAAGCCAAGGCTAGCATTCCGGCCCCAGCTGCCGTAACAGAAAGACCAATAAGACCCAAAGCCGCGCCAAGACCCATCATAGCTGGAATAACCGGAGTGAGTAGAGCAGCCGCGCCTCCAATGATACCGAAGGCTCCGGCAACAGCCACAAGAGCCTTTCCAATCTCAGCAAGGTCCATATTCCCCAAAGTCAAGAGAACTGGAGCCAACATTGCCAGTGCGCCAGCGGCAACTGTTAGTGCGGCTGCACCAGAAAGAGCGCCGTTCATGGCGTTGAGCCCGACAGCAAGGATTCCTAGAGATCCAGCAATACCCGCTAGACCCTTAGCAAGGTCGCCAAGGCTGAGGGAGCCGATCTTAGAAATAGCGCTAGCAATAATATTTAGAGCGCCGCCAACAGCAATTAGCCCAGCCCCCATAACCGGAAGATTTGCTGGCATCATCCTAAGGGACCCGGCAAGAATTCCCATAGACCCGGCAATTCCTGCTAGGCCTTGAACCATGTCGCCGAGAGACTGCTCTCCAAATTTTCGAACTGCTTCAGCCACAAGATTCAAAGCAGAACCAACGAGGTTAAGAGCCACAGAAGTAGAAATCATCTTTTCTGTCGGCATAGCAGTCATTGTAGCGGCAAGAAGCGCAAGAGCCGTTCCAATTCCAAACAACCCCTGAATCATATCATCAAGAGCCATTTCTCCGAACTTCTCAACGGCCGACCCCACAATATTCAGAGCAGTCCCAACGAGGTTGAGAGCCACAGAAGTAGAGATCATCTTTTCTGTTGGCATGGCGGTCATGGCTGCTACTAGAATACCTAGCGCTCCAGCAATTCCAGCAAGACCCTGGGCCATATCCCCAAGATCCATGTTGCCGAACTTCTCGACAGCCTCTCCCATGATCAACATAGCAGTGGCCATCAAATTCATAGCGGCCGCGCTAGAGATCAACTTTCCTTCGTTCGGCAGAGCGTTTACAGCCGCAACTAATATTCCTACGGAGGCAGCCACTCCTGCAAGACCCTTTGCCATGGAAGCGAGATCAAGATCTGCCAGTTTCTTTACAGCAGAGGCTAGAATAAGAACCGAGGAGGAAAGCGCTACCATAGCAGCAGAGAGAGCCGGAAGTTTAGCAAACCCAGTGAACTGAATCTTTGATAGCATAGCCATGGCTGCGACCAACTCGGCTGCCAATACGCCGATAGCGGCAGAAGCCTTCATTAGATCATCTGCCGGAATGCCAGACAGAACTGTTACCGAAGCAGCAAGAATGCCAACAGCACCCGCGATCTTCAAAAGAGTGTCTGCTTGCAGGTTTTGCTGCATAGTCTCTAGAGTTCCGGTGAGCTGATCGAACATGCCCTTTACAGAGTCGAAAGTCCCCGTGATGGAATCAAGGAAACCAAGTTTAAGTCCGTCTTCCTTAATTGTCTCGACAAAGTCAACAATTGTATTCTTTAGCTTCCAGATAGCAGCGCCAAATATGGCAACACCGCCTCCGGCCAGAATCTCGCCCCAGTTTGCATTGGTGATGCTATTCCAAAGGGTGTTGAGCGCGTCGTTGATAGAAAGAAGAACACCGACGATCCAGCTATCTTCTTCGAGACCAAATATGCCACCCGTGTAATCACCCTTAAACAGAAGGTTAAACACTCCCTGAGCGGCATCAAACAGGGATGAGAACGCGGAACCAATATAGCCAAATATGTTTCCGGAAAATTCGCTTAGGGCGCTCGAAAGGGAAACCACCCCACCCAAAGCCGAACCGAATATAGATCCGAGGCCCCCGACAACGCCGCCGAGAATCTCAAAGGCGCCTGTTAAAAGGTTGCTATTTTGAATTGCTTCAGCAACATGCTCGAGCCATTCTGCAAAAGCGTGAACAAGGCCTGTAAACCCGCCCGTGTTTAGCGAAACTCCGTCGAACAAAGAAATAAAGCCGCGGGCTAGGTCTGTCACAACCTTCCAAACAATGGAGAGCGTCGACCCAACAATGCTAGAAATATCTTTAAGAAGCCCGGACTCATGAATTGCCTCGCGAAGATTAACAATCCAGTCGCCGATAGCAGCGGTAATATCGAGGATGTTTCCAGAACCACTCGAAATTGTCTTGAAGAAATCGAACGCAGCGCTAGCAACCGCGCCAAGGACGTCTCCAACAAGTCGACCGACAGTGAAAAGACCTTCGAAAGTCCGTCGAAGTTTATCAGACGCTTCGTCACTAAGAACAAGCTTTTGGGAGAAAGCAAGCATCGAATCAGAGATGGCGTTAAGCGTGTCTACCGTCACAGGAGGGAAGACATTCCGGAAAGCTTCTTTAACAACGTTGACGACACTCGCAACGAAGTTGAAGGTGTTTCCGAGAGCATCAAATGCCTTTTGAATTCCGCCAGAATCTCGCCAGGCCTTAAGAAGTTCGTTTCGGGCCTCTCCGATGTTTGCGAGCATGGGCTCAAGACGATCATTTACCTTGGTCCAGAGCTCGGTGGCTTCCTCAAAGTCACCGAAAATAAGTTCCCAAGTCTGAGCCCAGCCAGAACCGACGCCTTCTTTAAGCGTATCCATCAGCTGGGTAAACGTTCGAACCTTAGTCGCTGCCTCTTCGCCGTTCTTGGCGTTTTCGAGCATGGACTTACGAACTTCTTCCGACAAACCCATAGCCGCCAGAGCTGCATCATCCATATCGCCCGACATGGTTCGCAGATATGCCGACATGACCTCTTTAGTGAGCCACTGACCCTCGGCAAGAGACCCCTTGAAGTCATTGGTGGCGTCTTCTGCTGTCTTGGAGCCGTTCGAAAACGTTCCCATAGCGTCGGCAATAGCAATCAGGTCTCGCTGCATGTTTTTGTTACCCATGCCAGCGTTCGTCAGAGACATCCAGTCCATTGCGGTCAAATATCCCGCAGACAAGCCCTGGGAGAGCTGGTATGCAGCGTTCGCAGCCGCAGAAGCATTGGTTCCCGAAGCCGCAGCGGCATTTGAGAAGCCCTTAATCATCTGCGTAGACTCTTCCATCTCAAGACCGGCGTTTGTGAACAGACCGATGTTTCGGGTCATATCGCCAAAGTTGTAGATGGTTTTGTCTGCGTAGGTATTCAGCTCGTCAAGATTTTTATAAATCTCATCCATCGAGGTTCCATGAGCACGAGTATTCGCAAAGATGGTCTGAATAGATCCCATTTTGAGTTCGTACTCTTGGAAGCCCGCGTTAATTTGCTCCATGCTGAGGGAGTTAATTAACTGCTTCCCTGTCTGGACTGCTTGAGCGCCAATGCTTGTTAAAGCACCAAGTGCAATAGACTGCATGGCCCCAAAACCCTGCTGGCTCGTCTCGATACCGATTCGGAGGGGTTCGAACGAGACTTTTCCAATAGCAGAGGAGACCGAAGAGATACTATCTTTGGACTTATCGAAATTAAATGCTTTTTTGAACCTGTCAAGAAGCGACATAGTTTCTTTAACGCCGCTCTCAAACTGTTTGTTATCAAAGCGCATCTTGACAACGCGCTCGTCGATTGTCGCCATACTACTTTGTCACCTCTTTCCAGAGTTCATCTGTAATTTGTTGAAAAATGGGACGTAAAGCTGGGTTGATGTAGTCTACACCACGGACATACCCTCCGTTTCTCGTGGCGTGCCCGGTTTGAATAATGACTGCGATGTTAACACCGTTATTAACGTTTGTGTTAGACCACACAATCCTTGCGCCGTTTTTAGTTGCTTCGGTTTCGTACGTCCAGGACTCCGAAGTCAGCGCAGAATCCTTCGGGGTTGCTCCTGCAAGGGCCGAGACACCCTCCCGACCGTACTTATCAAGAATTGATTTGATATTTGTGGTGGAGACTCGATTTAGGAACTTACGAGTCTGCGGGAAATCCCCGTCGAATTCTAGTGAGAACATATTTACTAAACTTAGGAGGGAGAATACCTACGCCAATCTCTCCACTTTCCTTGATAATAAACTCTAACATATATATCGGCCGCTAGGTAAGTGGTGTATCTTTGAAGAATGAAAGAATGTGAATTAACCCCCTCTTTATTGTTAATGACTTCCAGATACCCAGCATAATATCCGGGATAGTTTTTTTCTGTCGTCGCGTCTACACTCTTATTTTGGACGTAGACTCCAGCCTCTTTGATGTCGTTAAGATTATCGCCTCCTGTAAGATCGGTATAAAGAAGTCCGTTTAATCCTTGTTCTCCTCTTAGGCCTGTTGGACCGACTGGCCCGGCCGGACCTTTTTGGCCTGTAGCGCCTCTAGGACCTGCTGGACCTGTTGGACCGACTGGTCCCTGATTGCCTTCGGGCCCTCGATCGCCTTTCGGTCCCGGAGGACCTTGATCGCCCTTAGGACCTTGAAGCGCACCGGCGTTAACCCACTGGCTTCCGTTATTGATGTACAAGTTTCCTTGACTTCCAACAACCCAGGCTTCTCCAATAACAGCGTCTTGAGGCTTGGGGAGGTAGTTTGTGCTTGATTTGGTTCCGGCTACATAAATTCCGGGGCCAACAACATAGCCAATACTTTTTCCATAAGATTGTCCCTTAGTTTCAATCCACAGCTTTCCATCGCTTCGGACTTCATACTTGACCGGGACTTCTCTTTCGACAGCATTAAGTCTGCTTTTAATCTCATTAATCTGAGAATCAATCCAATTAGATGACTTTCCAGATACAGTAGCCATGTTACTCCTCAGTTAAAGGGCCGTCTTTAATATCAAATCGGCCGGTTGCTTCATTTACAGAACCATCAATTTTGTATGCAGTCCACTTGTCTCCTTGAGACTCTGGTTTAAGTCCCCTATAGCTACTAGGATCAGAATATGACCTATAGGTATAGTTTGGACCCACAAGAGTCCATTCATCAGACGTCTCGTATCCATTGTATAGTCGATATTCTTCAGGATTATCTACAAAATCTAAAAACTCAATAAGTTTTTCAATTTTAAAAGATCTGTTTTTATATGATTGATGAAGACCGCTGTACAAAATACGATAGAATTCTCCTAGAAGCCCAGGGTGTCCATCGAACACATCTGTGTGTACAGAAATGTGTGATGTGTAAATGTCATCTTTAATGTTGACTTTGTTTGGTGTAATTTTCCAAGCATATTCAGTTAGATTAACGTTAGCGTTTACAGTTTGAGAGTTATAGGGCTGAAATTCAGCTGTACATCCTAAATAAATATGTACAACCCACCGTCCGTCACCTTCCTTAGTTCTGTAGGTGAATCCAAATCTATCAGATGTTCCTACATCATGAACTTTATACAAAGACTTTCTTCGGTTCAGAGGATTGGTCGGATTATCAACCCCCATAAATCGCTCAAACGTTTCAGGATAGCTGTACGCTTTTAGAATAAAAGTCTCATCATAGACCGGAGGTAGAGAGAGAATACGCTCTCCATCAATGTAAACAGACTCTGTATCTTTTGAGGTTGGCTGGTTTTCTACTGAAATAAGTCCCGGCCAAGGCCTGCTTACATATTCTTCTTCGGATAGAAGAAACCCCCGGTCTATTCCAAAACGGTGAGGACGAGAATTTCTAGGTCCATTTAAAAAATAGTGATCAATTCCTGCCATGTCCTACTCCCATTTTGAATCGTTTAAAGAGATTTAAAGTCGTCCATAATCTGATAAGGAATGGAGACTTTTGTGTTAGGGTTTTCGTCCCTCATGTCCTTAAGAGTTCGAAGTACAAGAGGGTACCGCTCTTTAGCAATTTCCTCTATCTCCTCCATCTCTTCCAGACGCTGCTTAATCCGAGTGTTTTCCTCTATAATTCTCGCGTTTTCACTCTTTAAATTAGCGTTGTCTTCTTCTACCGCACTGAGTCTCCTGGCAAGAAGCTCTACGGCTTTGTCAAGATTGACTGCTTGTTCAACTTTCTTACTTACTTCACTGGTGTCGTCAGTCTTGTCCATCTTAATCTTCACATAAGCCGCTACAATGGTTGAGAAGATAAACGCAATCAGTGTCGCGACTGGCCCTAACGACTCCATGTTCAAAGCCATAGTCACTCCTCAGACTTCTCTATCGTAATTTGGTTTCGCCGCCCTCGGTTAATTGCGATTACCGCAACCAAAGCAAAACCCATGTAGATGGACCCAGTTTGCATGAAGAAGAAGTCCTTCGAAACGATGAATCCGAACCCCCATAAAACCAGAGTTCCAATACACGCTGCAAATGATATGGCTTGATACACAGACCTTTGAACGAAAGCCGAGATCATTGCGTTTGCGCCGACTACCACCCAGAAGATAACCAAGAAGTCTTCTGAAATGTTAGACTCAAACGGATGACGGAATTGTTGATCATCGCCTAAAGGAAGATACGACACGCCCTTTGAGAAGATTGCCCAACCCAAGATAAAAATAATCATCGGGTCGGAATGAACAATCTTCTTAAAGCATTGCATCGCCTCTTTTTTATCGAAGTTCTTCATTGGCGATCTTCTTTGCTGCGTAGTCCATGCTTTCAGCAATATTTCGCTCCACTCCAATCACACGAGTAGAGTCACGCTCGGGAGATTCCTCCTGAACACCTGGGTTGTAAATTTCTGGGATCTGAGGAGCAACCTTGTCATCCTGATGGGCATCAATTGTGTCAAGGATAGCGTTGTCGAGAGACTTGAGGTTTGACTTAGTCCAGCCGTTCTTAGTCCGAGACACGCCAAGGCTAGTAAGAATCATTCCCAGAAATGGAATCACCCCAGGTACCCAAGACGGGAGAGAACCGGTGTCGGATTCGACCAAATATGTTAGTCCAGAAATCAGGGCCGTGAGAACAAAACCAATGATAGTTACAATGGTGTTGCTCTTCTCTCGAAAATACGACTGCTCTTCGTAAAGGTTATTAGCGATCTGATTTACAGAGTTCAAAGTCTGCTTGTTATATGCCATTTTGATTGCTCCTAAGAAGTTGCGTTCTGGTTCTCGAGGACGTCGATTCGCTTTTCAAGAGACTTGAGAATCTTGTTGTTCTCTTGCGCGATCAGGAGAAGTTTCTCAGTGTTTACTCGAGATGCGAATGAGTGAGCGTCGGTGTTGAGAATAAAATCTCGCAAAGTTCCCGTATAAGTCGAACCGGGGTAACGAGAGGAATGCTTTTCATCAAGCGGGTTGGTCATTTCAGTAACTCCTTCAAGGAATGGCGGATTGTCAATGTAGTGCTGTACTCGTGAACGGAAGTGATCCATGTTCATAACATGGCCGGATACGCCGTCTCCAGCGCCTGGGTCCCACTTTCCCTGTGCTGCCATGGAATACTCCCAGTGGGAAATAGCATGTGAGACAGGGAGACCAAGATACCAGAGAATAGCCGCGTTAATGCGATAGTAAATGTCGAGCATTCCTTCGGGCCAACGGCTGACACCATCCGACTGAGCCTCAATACCGATGAGGAACGGATTGGCGTTATTAGTGGGAAGACCCGGATAAGACCCCTTTCCCATATGCCAAGCAATGCCTACTCCACAGAGGGTTGCGTAATATGGAGCGGTTCGAGACAAATGAATCTGGGCAGATAGACCGTTTTCTAGCCTAGGGTTTCGAGCAATATAAGACTCGGACGTGTTGTTCGACCCAGTATGGTGGTTTCCCACGCCCCAAATCTTATCAAAGTCGCCCATCCCCCACTGATCCCATCCGGGCATGAGCTTGACAGGGACTCCAAACGCCTTAAGAAGCATAGGAAGCCAATGAGGATCTCCTCGGTGAGCCGGGTTAGGCTTGAGGTTCTCAAACCCTTTTTTAGGAACCATCTTAGTTCGTACCGAAGGAACTTCTACTTTTCGAGAAACGGGAAGACCACGCCAACCCCACTCAGGGGTGTACACGTCGTTAATGTCCACCTGAACCCCATCCGGTCCTGTTACGTTGTGAACCCCCTGATAAAGAACCGCATAATCCCTGGCTTTGTCTTGGGCGCTCCACGACCTAGTAACCCAGCCGAGGCAGCGTCCGTTTCCAGCATCAGCCACAAGACCATCTTCTTGCGCCCAAGCTACGACTTTCGAGTGTCCATAAATTCCAACTCTCTGCTTTCCAAGAACACTAATGGCTCCTCGAAAATATTCAGAAACCGTTTCGTTCCACTCTCGAAGCATACAGTCAAAGTCTACAGCGAAAAATACAGGATGTCCTCCACATTTAACTGAGTTAAGATACCGCTGAGCTTCTTTAGCGTCCTGGACTCCGCCCTCTCGTCCTCGACCAACATCAGACGATTGAAGACCGATGTTTCCGCCACGGTATTGCCAAACAAAACCGAATTTAATTCCATTTTGATCAAGAGAATCAAGATATGAGCGAGGAGGCTGTTTGGCTTTCATCCAACCGGCTCGAGGAGGGGCACAATAAAGAATTACACCTTCATGACCCTTTTTCTTGATTGACTCCGCAGACGGCAGCGATGCTGCAAAATCTAATACTGTCATTATTACCCTTATCCCGATGTGTTCAACTCTTTTTTTCTCTTCTCATTAAGATCGCGATACATCTCAGCCTGTTTTTGCGGCGAGATCTTCTGCTTAGGTTTGTTCTGTTCCCCAAAAACCCTAATGAGAGTAATTAACCGATTCAAATGCCACGTTTCACACTCTTTGGGGATTCTGTAAGAGAACATCCAGTAATAAATCAACTCAGACGTAATGACTTGGCGATTTAAAGTCGCGGCTCCCTCATCTTCTATAGAACTAAACCAGGTGGCAGTTTGTTTTGATTCGATGTATTCACTTATTAATGAAAGATTGTCTTGGCTGAGACTAGCAATGAGTTCTTCTCCCAAAGGCTCTTCGTCTTGGTTCATGAACTCAATGTAGTCAGCCAAAGCTTGGGAATCCAAAGATGGGTTTCCTAGAAAAGGCTTCTCATACTTTGCCTCCCATTTTGAAAGAGAAAGAAGAGAGTGCTCAAGAACAACATCTCTAGACTCAGTAACAAATTTGTTTTGCTCTTCGTCATAGTCATCTCGCGTTACTACTGTAATCTTAAGCACTCTGTATTCTCTTTCTATGCAGCCGCGTTTGAACGGTAGAGGGAAATTACCTCATCCGGAAGCGGAAGGCGAGGACCGGTCGTCGCATCCCCGTAAAGGACCTTCTCAATGGCATCCATAAACTTCTTCGGAAGCAAGGTGGAGTTCAGAGTAATGAGAGAGGTGGGCTTAAGAGTGTCGGCCCCATCATTTACAGCAACTCCAGTAGTCGAAACAGACCAGGAGAAGGTCAGCGCCTCCGGGGAGTCGTTAATTGTCTGGTAAGACTTTTCGGAAGGAGCAGCAAGGCAGCCGTAAACCAGGTGAATCTTGTAACCGTAGTTGTTGTACTTCTCATCGTTACCAAGAATGGTTCGGTAAGAGAAACCAAAAGTCTCTCGGTTCTGCTGACCGATGGTGATGCCCGAAAGGCTTGCCGCAAGATTTCCAGAAGCAGGAACTGCATACAGACCGTCGCAACGAGCAAACTCGTCCGGGTAGGTGTACGCCTCGATGGTTGCGCTGAACTCCTCCTCAGACATCAGGTTCAGGTACTTAATGTTATCAGCATAAATCGGCTGCGGCTCGGCACCCGACGGGGACTGATTAACACTGATAAGGCCGTTCCAAGCAACACCCTTAGAGTAGGGCTTAGACTGGGACGGTTCGTTCAAGTAAAGAACACCTCGGCTGACGCCGGTTTCGTAAATTCGGGAGCCCTGAGCATCCCATGCAAGCTTAGCCATTTTAGTCTCCTAAAAATAGAGTTCGAATACGTCATGATTTAACCCGTCGTTCGTGAAAAACCGATTGTGAGAACAATTCGGAATTTCATTAACTCGACGGGGAATATTGCTTTCTGGATCTCGGTCTATAACCGTGACCTCATAGCGAGTTCTAGTAAGATAGTCTATATCGTCTGCATTTGTTGTTTCAAACCGCTCTCTGTTGTATATAATGCAGGGAAATTTTAAGACTATGTTGGATGGGGGTTGAAAATATACGTTTCTACTACCAAGAATTTGCTCAAGCAAAAACTGGAGCTCAAGGCGTCGGCCCATGATAAACACCCCCTAATGATAAAATAAGTCGAGGACGCTCTACGTCAATCTCAGAGACCTCCCATAGAACGTTATTCCACTCGACATATTTCATGTTAAAGAAGTTCTCATAGGCAAATTCATCGGCGACTACACTGATGCGATTGCTGACCGAAATATCGCCAACAACCCGGTCGCCAATTTCATTCATACGCCTTGAATTGCGAATGACATCCCCGTAGTAGGTACGCTCCGTGATAACGTCTTCGTAGATACCGGGGCGGACCTCAGTGGTTTCGCCGTAACCGACTTTGCCGCAGAACCTCATTGACTAGACCTCAGTCGGAACGAAGGTCCAGTGGGTCACGATGTTGGACGGGAAGGCGTAACCGGAAGCAGGCTTAGCCTGGACCTCGGTGGTGGAGGTGATCTTCTCGTCACCGGAAGGAACCTCAATACCCTCGATGCTGTAGATCACGCCCTCAATCTCCGGAATCTTCACCGTGTTGGTTGCGGAGTCAAAGGACGGGGAAATCGGGGTGACGCTGATACCAGCAGCACGGTTGATGACCACAGCAGACTTCGGCTTGGTCAGGGAACCAGACATGCGGGTCTCAATGAGGTACTTGTACTGGTTGTAGTCGATGTCGAAGTCGTCGAACATGGACACCTCGCCACCCTTGTCGGCACCAGCGGTGTAGTCCGGAAGGTTCACGTAGATACCGAGAATATTGGTGTCCTCCATGACCTCGACCTCAACGATCTCCTTAGCCATAAGAGCGTTTGCCAGGTCTTCCTTGGACTCGTAGACGCGGTCGCCAATCTTGTTCTTGACCAGAAGCATATCGGTCAGGAACGGCAGAGTGGTGAACAGAGTCGGCTGGGAGGAACCCTTGTATGCCGAGCGAGCACGGATCATAGCCTCGATGATGGCCTCCGCGTTTGCGCTGGAGTCAACCACAACCTGGTGCGCATACATGTCGTCATCGTATGCAATCGGACGGATCTTGGTCTCGTCGATCTTGTCTTCGTTGCCGTACTCACGACCATCACCAATGAGGATCGCGCGGGCAATTTCCTCGTCGAGCATCAGGCGCATCTCTCCCTTGATCCAAGCAACCACATCCAGATCGGTGATGTCGATAATATCATCGCGATCCAGCTTCTGCTTCTTGTAGATGGTGGTCGGCTCGGTCGTTCGCTTCAGGAGCTTGATGATCTCTTCCTTCTTGCGGTTGCCCTTGACGTAGCCTCGAGCACGGGCATCCTCCGCAGTGAGGTCAGCGTAAACCGACTTGATGCGGGTGAACGGAGACTTCTTGATACCGCCCAGGACCTTGTCAACCCACTCGGTACGACGCTTGAGGTACTCCGGGGTGTTGGTGATCGTGCGAGCATCCGGGAACAGGTAGTCAATGTTCTCAATGCCGTACTCGTCTGCGTGCATCAGAACAGCTTCCTTGAAGGAGCCGATCTTCTGAGCGTCGTGGACAATCGCCTGCACCTCATCAGAGTCGAGCTGCGGACGGTCGTTAGAGTGCTTGATGGAGTTCTCGTTTGCTGCCATCTCAAATACGTTGCGAGTCATCTCAAATGCTTCCTTGTGAGTGATGTAGCTGTCGGGACCAACAGCAGACTGTGCGAGTTCTTCCTCTTCGCCATCGCCTTCTGCTCCAGTATCGACGCCCGCGTCCTCAAGGGCGGTGCCGATCATGAAGTAGACAACGTTCTTCTGCTCTTCGGTCATCTCATCGAAGACGTCCTGTACGGTGCGCTCAGCCATGTTCTTCTCCTCGTTAGAATTGTTAGAAGTGGAATCGGTTTCGGTCTCGTCAGCATTATCTTCGTGCTTCAGTGAAAGACCAGTGGTAATGATGGCCTCATCGGGGAGTTCCTCTAGATAACCATCGGAGTGTCGGATGTTTACATTGTCGATTAGGGCGCCTGGGTTTGCGCCCGAAAGAACCAGACTCACCTCGCGAATCTGACCGTGCATCACATTGCGCGACTTTTCGACAAGGTTGTTCGCATAGATAGACATCGCATTGATATCGCCATGTCGAACAAGAGCCTTTGCGTTCTGTCCTGCGTCTGTCTCATTAAAGAAACCGTACGCATAAACGCCGTCGTTTCGGTTCTCGAGCATTGCATGACCGAGAACATTAGAAGCGTCGTGATGGTTGTGCTGCCAGACTAGCGGCACCTTGGAACCATCTTGAGAAGCAAACGCATCCCGCATGATGGTTCGACCATCAGAACACTTCAGACCGACTTTAGTAGCGTAGCCGCTAAAATCAGCTTCCATTTTGAAGTCTCCTTTCAAACTTTTAGTAGTCGCCTTCTTCAGGCGCTAACTCCGCTTCAACCGGAGGAATCTCACTCTCTGGGGGTTGAGGCATGTTACTGTTCACTAGCTTGTCTGCCTTCGGATCATCGGAAGGACGAACGCCAATGACAGAACGGATCTCATTTGCCGTAAGAATTTCGTTTCGAGTGAACTTATCAGCAATCTCTGCAAGGTTGTTGACTGGAACAAGCTCAAACGGATTCTTAACAAAGATGATCTTTTGACCCTGAGTTCGGGCTGTCTTCGAAAGGAACGTTCGAGTCATTGCCTCCGAAATAGCCTTGACAATCGGCTTAATAGTTCGGTTGTTGTAGTTGAGCATGACCTGTTCGTCAGCAGTACCATCCATAATCTCCTTTGTTAGGCCAAGTTGGCTGTAAAGAAGATCGGTTAGGTTTTCAACCTGACGCGGAAGGTCGTTCTCAACCGGACGGTTCAGCTGAGTAATCTTCTCAGTTCCATCCGTGTAGGCAATGCCGTACTTGCTCTCTCGAAGCTGCATCTCAATCTGGGTGCGCCTCTGTTCAGCCTGCTTCTCTCGTGCTTCTGACTTAATGACGTAGGGAAGCTGAATAATCATGTTCAACTTACCCGACCCGTTTTGCTCGTCAATCTGGTCAAGAAGATTAAGCTTATGCATGAGCCGCTTGAGAGTTGAGTTGGGCTCATTCATGACTGAATATAGAGGGTTCTCTACAATTGCGATAAACTTCTTGGGAAGCACAATTTCTTGACGCTTACCAATTTTTTCATTGTAGAGATTTACTTTGACATGCTGAGGATACCAAGCGGTGATCTCTCCGACCCGAAGCGTCTTGATGTCAAAACCCCCGGTTTTATTCGGATTTAGTGAAGTGTCGACCGGGACGATAGCAGCAACGCCATGATCAAACAAAGTCATTGCAATGTCTTGTCTGAAGGCGGTGGCCGCTTGGTCTAGATTTGCTTCTATGTTTAAGCAATTAGACAGATCGCTATCCATATCTCCGAGATAGTTGTCGTTTTCATCAACCCTCGCGTGTTTGAGGGATACCGCAGCGACATCCATCGCTAGTCGGTTAAGAATCGGGACGACAATCGTCTTTTCATTTGTGATACGAATCGGAATCTTATCGGGGCGAATTAGCTGCGGACCCGCATACTGATAATTAAGACGGTAGTCATCTTCCGGGTCTTTGTCGTTGTTATTAAACGCATTCCAGGCGTGCGCTAGACGATCTTTAATACTAGGCGGCATTGTCACCTCCTCTCTTCCGATCTTTAGCGATCATCATGTACACCTCTGTGGGGGACATCTCGGTGTTTGGATGGTCGTTAAAGTATTGGTCTACTTGTTTGTTCATTGATCTTTTTTTGAGCGCTTCATTAACTTCAAAAGGAGCGACTCCAAATGACCCCAAGGCTAGGGCAACCTTTGCACCTTTAAGGTATGCTTTTTTGGAGGACATCCTACTCGTCCCTTTGTCCGACATAAATTCTGAAAGCTTCTCATGCCCGACCGTAGTTGCAGTCTTAGTTGAGTCCAGAAGAATTGTTGGCTTTTTGGCCCCATAAAGAGGTCTTTGGTCATACAAATCAATGATAGCGTTATACCCTTTTGATTTCATAAAGTCGGTGAAAGCTTTTTTGTCTTTTTCTTTTCCGACATAATTTAAGTCCTTATTAAAAGCTTTATAATTCTCTGGTGCATAAAGATCGGAACCACGAACTTTTCTTTTGTACTCTTCGTAAAGCTTCTCGGCTTTTTTGTTACTAGGAGCTTTAATGGGTTCAATCGCGCTTAGTTTGGTAGAGAAAACATCTTTGCTTCGATCACGAATAAAGACCTCAGATGCAAATCTGGACCGATACTGTTTATTATCATGATTCTTAAATGTGACATACAGCATACCTTCTTTTTGAGGCTTAGACCCGCCGATGTTATTCACATTTTGAAGCATTGCACCGCTTTTTAGATTAACGCCAACGTAGTCTTTAGCAAGGCGGTCTCCTGCTACATAGCCTGCCGCGGCCACCATTGCAACTCCACCCAGAATAAGAACTGCTTTTCTAGCCTTGGCAACTTTAGCGGCTTTAGCGGCTTTAGCGTCTGCTTCTTCTTTGGAAAGCCCTTTCTTTTGGTACTCATAAGATTTACGTTCCTTATAAGTAACCTTAGCGCGCTTGGAGGGTTTGGAACTAGAGCTTCCTCGGTCTTTTCTAACACCCCACTTCATGCCTTTGACGCCGTAATGGGCTAAGTAGTCGTCGTAGTCTAATGCGACAGTCACACTACCTCCCAAACTTCTTGGAAAGTTCTTTATCGAACATATCCTTAGCAAAGTCTCCGCCCGCTTGAGCCAGACGATGCTTGGAGGCGTCCTTTACGCTCTTTCCGCTCTTAACGTCCTTCCGAATATACCCAGCAGCTTCTGCGCCTTTATTGACAACCTGCTTTGCAAGCTGAACATTCTCTTGAAATTCTTGACGCTTAGTTTCTTTAGCAGCCCTCTTGTTTGTGATGCTGTTAGTTCGGTCGAACACAGAATCCTTGTACAGGTTCTTTTGCTCGTTAAGGATCTGCGCACTAACTCTGGCTCGCTTGGCGTCCTCCCGGCTTGTTCGATTCTTGATCTGGCTCCCAAAATCCTTTAGAGCGTTAGTTGCTTTCTTAGTCTTTCGAGAGTTGTCAAGGCTGACCGAGTTCTTTGCAGTTTGTTTGTAGGAATTGAACTTGCGAACCGAGGTGTCAATGTCAGAAGCCAAGGCATTTTGAAATTCTGATTGAACTTTCGCAAATGAGTTCTTACCCGCTTTAGACTTTCTCATAGAACCAAGGTCTTTTACAGACACGTTCTTGAGTTTTGGTCCAAACTTGTAGGCCGCATAAGCTCCGCCAGCAACAACCGCTGCGCTACCAACGCCAATGGCTACTTTCTTGGCAATTTGCTTTCGCTTAGCTTTTTGCTCTTCAGTCCTTGGTTGTCGGCTAGACCGCTTTTGGTCCTTTCGCACACCCCACTTCATTCCTTTTACGCCGTAGTGGGTTAGGTAGTTGTCGTATTCGACTGACATGACTACCTCCTAACATACTTTGCAAACGCCCTAGAAAGATGTCGATCGATCTTTTTCTTTTGCGCCCCGGCGTATGCGGCCGCATTCACAATATCACGGGCTAGCTTATCGCTTTTTACTAGAGACTGGACCGAACCATACCCAAAATCGCCGCCCTTTGCAGATACTTGAATTTCTTCCGAAGCGTCTTTAATGAGTTGCGCTTTTTCACCCACCTTGGCCGCCCGATTCACAACCCCTCTGGCGTGGCGATCTGTAGTGAACTTTCTAAGAGATCCGTACCCGGAATCTCCTCCCTTATAAGCATCTCGAATTTCTGAAGCGGCGTTCTTTGCGTCATAAGGCAAACCTCGCTGCCCCTCAGGACGCCATTTCATACCTTTGACGCCGTAGTGAGCCAGATACTCGTCATAGTCTAAATCGCTATAAATTGTGCTCATGTTTACTCCTATTCAAAAGCTTCTTTATTGGCTTTGTAGGCAACATAAGCATCCATTAAAGCGGCGACATTATCAATCTTTTCGTCAAGACGCTTTTTAAGGAGCTTTCGGTTGCCGTTTGTGTCTTCCAGAGTGATGGCATTTCCCATCGTGAAAGACATGAGTTCTTGATCGAAGAGAAGCATTCTCTCTTCTGAAAGAATCTTGAGTTCGCCCAGAGGAACCGATTCAGTTTTACTTCCCTGACGAACCTTCTCGATTCCATACGGTCCGTTCTCTCGCTCCCAGCGTTCCACAAACTCGCGAGCGTTGTATGGGTCGAAACCAAGAGTTCTGACGTCGTAGCTGCAAGATATAATGAACTGATCAAGATCGTCATAGACCTCCATCATGTCCAGAACAGTTCCCTCTAGAACATGGAGCGAACCTTCTTGGATAAACTCCTCATACTTCATTCTCATTGCTCCTGGAAGCTTAGAGAGGGTGAGGGAAGTAATATAGCTTCGAGTCTTTACACCAAACGAACCGTCGTGTAGCGGAAACAAAAATGTGAACGCACAGAAGTCATCGCCCTGCGAGAGGTCGGCTCCGAGAGAGCACGGCATCTTCCAGAACTCGTTCGGACGGTGAGGGATCGTCTCTTCATAAGTAAAGAAGTACGTGTAGCCTTCCATTGGAATTCCAAAACGTTTTGCAAGAATATCATTTCGAGAAGCAGGCGCCTTTTCAGCACGCTCGACATCAAGATGATATGTCTCGTACGTTACAGTCTTTCCAATATTCGGCTGAGCCTTCGCCCACATCTCAGGATGGGCAACTTCCTCAAGATCATCAAGCTTGTAGTGCCAGATAGAAATATGAGGGGCGCGATAGTCTCCTCGGAGGATGTCCTGAAGTTCCATTTTGATTGTGTCGCCGGAACCATTACGAACCGTGCCTTCAGAACTTACCGCAAGGATTAGATAGTCGTCCATCTTAGAAGCACCTTGCTCTACCGCACCCACAACATCTTCTCGGATGTCCCCAGAAAGCCACTCATCAATAGTTGTGACCTTAGGACGGAGTCCCTGAAGTTTGTCGATGGACATCGGACGGATCTCAATCAGGGAGTTGGTGAGAAAGTTCTCAATACCTTTCTTCGTGGAGGCCATCTTTGCTCGATTGGCTGCGCTTCCCGAGGTGTTCTGCACTGATCCCTCTGTAAGGAACTTGAAAAGCGGACCTCGAGATCTTGTGATGGCAGTTCGAAGAGGCCCCATGATCTCTTCAGCCTGCTTCATGGTTGGAGAACTGACAACCTGGTGCGTGGTCGACGTGTCAACGTTCAAGAAGTAAGACTGTAGGCAAGAAGCATACATCGACTTGGCTGCGCCTCGGGCGACAATGAGGTATTGCTTTGTAACGAGACGCTTCTTGATGGTCTTCTTTACATATCGACCGCCATGATTGTCTGGGCTTGGCTCATAGACGCTTCGATCAACGAAATAGTACCAGCCAAATATCTGCTCGGCCCAGAGTTTGAAAGTAGGGAGCAAAAATAGGTCGCTACCATCCGTCAGAGTGAGCTCATTCTCACAATACTTGACAAAACCTTCAACAGCGAGGTCGTCATAGTAGTAGTTTGGATCTGCAATGAGGTCGTCTATTCGATTCATCTCCATAGAGATCTCTCGACAGACTGGAATCTCTCCACGCAGAACCTGTTCTCGAAACTCGCCATAGTATTTGGGAACTGCTGTGTTTGAGAGAGCCATTGTTCTCCTTATGCTCTAGCGCTAGACGCAGCTTTCTTTAGATAGGGAAGCAAGTATTCCTCTGCGTACTCTTTTCCTTGATCCTTAGCATAGGAGGCTAAAGCAGCTCCCGCAGCTCCCGCAACCATTGTAACCACAGCACTTTTTCCGGCTCTAGTAAGAGGTCCTGTATTCTTTCGAAGATTTTTGTGGTTTTGCTCTAGCTGCATTCTACGGTTAAGGGTTTCTAACTCCTGGTTAGAAAGAGATTGCGTTCCCTTCGTGTAGGTCTGCTTCATCAACCGACGAGCTTCTTGCTTGTCTTCGGAAGAAGTCTGCTTGCGTTGTCTCTTAGCTCCACCCCGTCGATCTTTCCTTACGCCCCACTTCATTCCTTTGACGCCGTAGTGGGCTAAGTAGTTGTCGTAATCTAGATTATAATTCACTCCTGCGGTCATGCCCGAGCCCTTTCTTTTTCAAACCCACGAAGTTTCATGACGTTCTTTTGGGCCTCGTTAATCTCATCGGCCGAAAGCTGACGAACCTTAGTGATCTTTACTGTGGATTTGGGAGATAGAAGAATTGTTGGTTCTTTACTCCAAACGCCAGCGTCGTTGTCATCTAAGATTGCATCATACCCTTTATTTTTAACTGCGTTGAAATACGTGTCGTTAAACGTCACTGCCTGGTTTCCTGCGTATTTATTAAACCTCTTATAATACTTCAGGCCAACCTCTTTAGCATTTAATTCGTTGATCTCACCGCGATAGCCATTATCCTTAAGCCACTGTCGTCCGTCCTTTGTTTGCAGAGTTTCGATAAAAGTGTCAACTCGTTCTTTTTCGGAAGGGAGGGAAAGCTTCTTCTTTGTTTCCATACTAACCTGGTAAACCGAATGATACTTCTTCTTTCCCGCAGACCCCTTCTTTTGGACGTAGGGAATGGTAGCTTTATACATTTCCGAGTCATCTTTTCGAGTTGCTACATAAAGACGCCCTTCTAAAGCTCTTTCGTCAACACCTCGTACTACTCGGTTTAGTGTTTTTCCTTTTTCGATGTACTTCTTTCCGGTGTCAAGATGATTGTACCACTCTTCGCTATACTTCTGAGAAGATTTCATCTTTCCGCCGGTTGCAAAGTATCTATACATCCCGGTCGTTGCTTTAGCTCGATCAAGAGTTGTGCTATTCTCAACTTTTGTGGCTACGTCTTTATAGCTTCTGTGTTGGTCTTTTCTCACACCCCACTTCATGCCTTTGACGCCGTAGTGGGCTAAGTAGTTGTCGTAGGTGACTTCCATACATCATTCTCCCTCCGCACGTTTAACCGCCACTCAATCTCTTTAAGCTGTTCGTCGATGGCACCCTTGATGATGGAATTCGCAGGAGGGTCGAAAAGAAGGCGGGTCTTGAGTTGGATGTAAGTCTTTATTGAGTTATAGTTAGGGTCTCCACCAATATAGTCAGACCATGTAGGTGTTTCATCTTCAATGGAGAAACCACCCTCAGGTCCAATTCCAAGCTGGTTTAAAGTAGAGAAAGACGTATTGATGGCCATAAGAATATCTTCATCAAATACGTCGTAGTCTGGAGAGACACCCACTACTTTCTTAATAGACTTGAGGATGCTTTTCTCCATTATGTTTTATCCCCTCTCTTCTTCGGAAGCGGAAGCCTGATCGTCTTCGTCAGCGGATTCTTCCTTCTGAAGACGGAGGACCGATCCATTACGAAGAGTGTTTGGATCTTCAAGATTATTGATTTCGGAAAGGTATCCCGGGGAAATACCAAAACGAGCTGCAATAGTTCGAATAGTATCTCCTCGAACTACCTTGTAGCGGGAAGGAAGACTCTTACTAGAGTCGTTATCCTCTTCGGGAAAAACATCCTCAAAAGCAGGATAGTCAAACTTTTTGTTTTCAACCTCCTCTTTCTGATCCTCCGGCTCTAGAATATCATCGCGGGTCGCATGATTTTGGTCGTTGGTTGAGGGTGTATCGGTGGTGAAAAGCTCTTCTTGATTAGGATCATTCTGATTTACATCAGAGGAATTGCTAAGTTCGTCGTAAATAGTAGACATACTATGGCTCCTTACCATAATTTAGTATCCCCTCGTCGCCGCTCTTGGTAAGGCGGTATAATAGACGAAGAGTATCCGAAATGAATAAGATTGTGCGTGTCGTGAGAAACACACACTAAGTTTTCTGGGTCTAACAGAAGATCCGAAGAATGAATTATGTCTTTAGGAGAGATCGGATTAATGTGGTGAATCAGAATTCTACCAAATATCTCATAGTCTCTGAGGCCTAAATCGCAACCCTCGTCTCGAAGGATGATATGTCTCCGAGTATCTTTCCACTCTCTAGATTTGTAGAAAGCCTGGTTCATATATCGATCGAAACCAAATGTGTCTTGTCCAACGGAGCCATGAAGCATAAGGTATTCTACCCGTTCTTCATGAGTCGAGTGTTGAATCATCTCCGAGTAAGATTTAGTCTTCATCTTCGTAAGGCTCTTCTTCCTCTTGCCCAGAATATCCGCGGAACGCAGCCATAGCATTTTCGTACAGCTTCTGAATTTCCTTGGATTGGTTGATGGCGTCAACTTTGGCGTTGAGAAGTTCGGTCTCGCGCTCGATTTTAACTCTTTCAAGCCGATCTCGTTCCGTAGCCAGCTTTAGAAAATGAGTAATGACCGAGGGGGAGGCAGTTCCGTCCATCAACTGCTGTTCTGTCAGATCTACCGCCAGAGAAATAAGGCGGTTTTCTCTCGCTTCCGGAGAAGTGGCAGGACGGCGTCGACGAGACGACTTGGATTCTTTGTCTTTATTCACGCGCCCTCCTTTTAAACTTGTCTTATCTAACGTTTAGACCGTAATGGGCTAAGTAATCATCATAAGTTTCTGGGATTCGACCAACTTCCATTGACTTTCCTCTTTAAAAAATATAGTTTTATGCAAAAATGACTTTTCAAATATCCCTCCGGGGAAATATCGAGGAGGGCGGCGATGAAGGAGGGGGTATGTTTTTCGAACACCCCTCCCCCGGGTCAAAATAAAAAATAAAACAACCCGCACTACTTATCTT